AAAAAACCGGGCGACCTATTTTTACAGATTAAATAGTTTTTTTATCTTATCTTTGTTATGACTTCGCCAGTGCATACGGAATATAAATATCCTATGACGTACCCCTAAGTACCGGCGTCTACTTGCACGCTTAGATTTAATTGGTCTAATGCTTACAGGTAGTAAGTCATTAAGGAATAGGAGTACCCGCCTACCCCACCCCTTACGGGGTCTACTTAAACCTTTCGTTTCTCCATGTAATTCTTTGTAGTGTACGGTCTTGTTTACGTCCGTTACAGGAGCGGCATAAGCTTTGTAAGTTGTTGATGTCGTGATTAGGTTGCCCGTTTCCGGGGGGAATGATGTGGTCAATTGTCCAGTCTTCACCTTCAAGCTCCTTCGCACACGTGACACATACCGGGTCTAGAACAGTCTTCGCATATGTCCGGGCTTTTTTCCATTCCGTACTGGAGTGCCAGTCTGTCATCTTGTAGACCCCTTAATGTCTGTATGTCTGTTATGTCCCATTTAATTACTTCTGTTATTACTTCTTCTAGCGTTAGAATGTCGCCTAGGTCGTGATGAGCATTTAGAAATTCTAGTACTTGATTTCTAGAATACTCAACACCAGCCATAAAGCCTTCAGTGTATTTAGTCTTCATTACTTAGACCCTTCTATGATTTGTACAATACGTTCTAAATGGTTCACGTCTACGTTGGTGCTTAGTACGCCGTCATTCAGAAGTTCTTTTATAATCTGGTCTTTGTAATGCTTCATAGCACCAGCCCAACCCTTGTTATACTGCTCCATTTCGCGGGTAACTAACATAGTCTTAAAATTATCCATAAGGCTTTCATAGTTAGGTACTAACTTTCGCATATTCTCTAATGTTTCTTGACTTAGCTTTTCTCTCTCTTCGTTATCCATGTGTTCTGATTATCCTTACTGCTAGTGTTGTTGTGATTTCTGCTAGAGCCGGGACGGTCATAGCTTTAAAGAATAGTGAAGCCAAAATAGGGCGTATTTGTTCAAAGTCATTAGACCAAACTAGGTTATTATCCATAAGCAAGCGCATAGCCTCAAATAAGATAGCGTTGCGCTCTTCGTCTGTAAGCTTCATTACCATTATTTGCTAAAGTCCGCCTTAAAGTAAAGCCATACTGGGATTGCAGCGAATAAGCCTAGAGCCGGCTCTTCTATCCTGAAGCCTATAGCTGTCATTCCGAATACAAACCCGGTAGCTATTAAAACTTCTATTAGTTTTCTTGCTTTAGTCATTTGAAGCCCTTCTGTTAGTTGTAACTCAATTTTATAGCCCTATTGCTGTTGTCAAGTATTTATAGCGTTTCGTTATTTAATTGTTATTTAAGTTTTCCTGTTATAAGTGCTTCACCGCGCATATTAAAGCCACACTCCCGGCAAATATAGCGCTGATACTTACCGGTATTGGTATAGCGGTATCCGTACTTCATAACGTCTAAACTGCCGCAATTCTTACAGCCGGTAGGGTTTCCTTCACTAGCCCCTATATGTGGGTGATTTTTAATCCAAGGTAACAAGATGTAGTAAAGGTCAATTAGCAGGTTTACGTCTTGTATTTGGTATTCCTTCATTTCAACCCAAGCTTTTTTATTACCAGCCATACAGTCAAGCCATAATTGGAAACCGGAATGTTTTACCTTAGCTCCAACCCCTAGCTTCTGGGCTACGTAATCAAGCTTATTAGAAGGAAATTTAAACTGAGATTTGACTACCCGCATTAGGTCAAGCTCTAACCAAGGGCTAGGAGGTAGATATTCGTTTTCTATAAACTCTCGCTTGATATGCTTAGAGTCAAACGCTGCAGAATTCCAGCCTATTAGTACGTCTGCTTCGTCCATTACCCGGTGCAGCTCATCTAGCATAGCTTTTTTGCCATGGTGATAAACTGACTTAAAAATAACTTTGTCACTACCAAGCCAGCGAGCGCCCCAACAAATAACTTCTGTAGAGCGTTCAATTTGAGTAATAGCTATATTTTGATTCCATAAGCCCCATACGTGAGCCAAGTTAGGCGACGTCTCAAGGTCTAAAAATAGTATTTTCATGGTTCAAACGTAGCCCTTACGCTTTTTATCTATGTCCGACACGCCCGCCGTTATCGTTTCGTTATCAAACGGAGTTACGGTAACTAACACGCCGGCTTCGTGATTATCAGCGTAGTTTTTACGGGCTGTAAGGTCTACTACTAAATTGTCATTTGCTAAAACTTTGTCTTGAAGACTATCTAGACACGCCCTTACCAGCTTATCTAGGTCATAAGTTCCAGTTGCATATTCTCTTTTTACGCTCTTAGGTCTAGTAAGCCAAAACGTCAAGGAGACGGATACCGCTGTTATAAATGGATTATCAAGCTCCAACATTTTCATTTCAAAGCTTTTCCGCATATGTTCCCTCCATACCGGGAGTCCCTTATTTGCCTCTACTAAGACAATATGACTACCCCTACTAAAAGCTTTTTTAGAGCCTTGGGGTTTAGGTTCTCCCGGTACAAAGAGTTGAAACATTTAAAAAGGTGTATTGCTAGGTAGCCCCGGAGCGGGTGCAACAATGTCTATTACTTCTTGGATATAGGTTTTAGGTTCAGCCGCCTTTAGAAGCTTTACGTGGCAATTGTTTAAAGAGTGTTCAACTACCTGCTTAGTCTCCTGCCCCGGTTTATTGTAAGTACCTACCTTCGTGCCTAATGCTCCGTCTACTTGTACTTCATCATCTTTTTTAAAGTTGCCGGGGTTGTCAAGCCAAGCAGTCCAAAGCCTATTCCTAGGCTCTCCTTTAAAGTCGTAGGTTTCCCAAAGCTTGATACGTGGGTAACCTTCGCTTGTTACTTCTGCTACTTTTCCTACAATTGTTACTTGTGCCATTTCTGTTTTTTCCCTTCTAGTGTTCTTTTAAGTTTAAGTTAATTATTAGTTAACTTTAACGCGACATCTACGCCGTCCCGTAGCGTCGTGGGTGTCGCCCCGATTAGTCTTAAACGCCGTCCCGTTTTGCCTTTTCTGACGCCCCGTAACCGGTGCATTAAAGAGCCGTCGCAACCTTCAGGGCAGTCTAAAACTATCCAATAGCGATTTGTAATACGGTCAAAGCGGTAGCCTATTCCGTCATGTGTAGACATTTCTATTTCTTGTAGTTCGACCAGCTTTATTAGGTTTCGTTGTACTTGTCTAACTGAGCAGCCGGATAACTCAGCAAGTCTATTTTGAGAGGGATAACACCCTTCTTCTGGGTCGTCCCCAATATGCCACGCCAGCGCCGTTAGAAGCGCTCTAGCCGTCCCGGTACTCTTAGAGTGATTCAACACCGCGGATAATGCCTCTAGGCTCATTCTGCTACCTTCTAGGCTATAATGATAAAGCCCGTTGTTGTCGGGTGACGCTTTCGCGTCGGGCTAGCGGTTTTCTGTTACCGCTAGCCCTTTAAACTTACTCAGACTTGATAGAGTCAGCTAGCTTTTTAATCGTGTCTAGAATTTCGTTATCAACTTGTGATTTTTCAGCGGTGCTATAAATAACCCTTAGCGTTTCTATGTCATTATTAGCCGCCGCGGTAGAAGCCTCTTCTATCCAATTTCTCTCAGCCGCGATTACTTTATACATTTCCTCCCGGCTTGGACGCTTTCCGCCCTTAATCCCCAAGCCAGCGGTATTTAAAACCCTGCCCAAAGCTGAGGTAACCCCGTTTTCCAAAAAATTCTGTTTGTTTATATGTGAGCTGCCTCTAGTTTCCTGAGCGAAGTCTACCGCTACAGGTCTAGCGTCTTCTTTGTCTGTATAGGCTGAAGCCTTAACTACTATTTCAGTTTCATTTATTAAAACAATTTCAGTAATTAGACGCCCCTCAGGATACTTAGCCCACCAGCGGGTCAGTCTTTCACTTACGGGTTCATAGCTTGATAGGTCAAATGCCATTTTTTTCCTCCTGTTATTTGAATGTTATAAAAGGTTTCCCGGCTCTAGCTTGTAGGGCTATAACCTTCTCACCTTGGAATAAACCGTACTTAGTCCCGTTCATAAAAGCAAGCACCGCGGACTTCTGAGCCGTAAACTGTCTTTCCCAAAATTCATACTCAGACTTGGCGGCAAGAATGTTAGACCATAAAGCCCCTAGCTCTATTTGACCGTCTTCTAAACCTTCTGAAAGAGTCCTAACGGTTTTATAGGTGCTTTCGCTACCGTCGTAGTCTGGTGGCTGATTAGCGTCTAGGAGGTCATAGAAGCCCCGTACGCGGGTTTTCATATGCTCTATAAGCTCATTATCCCGCTTTACCTCAAACTCCTTCCAGTCGCCTCCTGCAACCGCTACGACCATACCCGATTCTAAGCCCAGTACTGAAAGGTAATGTTGTACCTGAAGGTTATAGTGTTCCGGGAGTTCGTCCCAATACTGCCGGCTAAACTTGATTTCTAATACGCCTAGCTTTCCGTTTTGCCATTCAATAATGCCGTCTACGTTAGCTACAGACCTAGGCTCTTCAATAGAAGCCCATGTACCGGTTTCATGGACGGTCAGCCAATTTTGGTTTTCTTCTTGAAATAGCTGCCTAATGACGGGTTCAAACGCTGTTCCCATTTTCATAGGCATAGTAGAGGGAATATCCTGCCAAGCCTTACCGGACTTTTCAGCCCATAAGGTATAAGCGGATTTCCAAGGATTCATATCCATTACAGCGGCTACGTCCGAGCCGCCTATACCCCGCCGCGCCTTGTACCATTCACGCGTACCGGGTTCAAACGTGCCTACGTATGTAGCTTTACCTAGGGCTTCTATTTTTTCTGTTATTGTCATAGGGCTATCTTAGTAGCCCGGAATGACATTATTTCTTAGGTGTCGCCTTATTGCTTGACTCAGCAATTTTACCAAAACTCTTATTTATTTCGTCAGGGTCTAGCTTTCCGTCCGCTAGGTAGGAGCGAGACAACTCCTGAGAAACGTCAATAATTCCGGCAAATGCAGCCATGGCAACAGCCTGAGTAAGCTCTAAACCTATTACAGCCCCACCTACAAAAATACCGGTAACCTTTAGAATGATTACCGCAAATGTTCGCCTAGCTATGTCTACCCACATATTAACCCACCTTTAGTGTTTGTCCGATTGTTATTAAATTCTTATCTTTAATGCCGTTTAGCTTTACTAAAGCGGTGACCGTTGTCCCGTTAGCTTTAGCAATTTTACTTAGGGTGTCACCCTTGACTACCTTGTAAGTCTTACCCTTGGGTTTAGCCTTAGGCTTAGAAGCTTTAGGAGTAGCGGGCTTAGGCTTACTTGGAGCGGCAACACCCTGAGAAGCTATAAAAGCTTCATAATCTAGGTTACCTTGACCCATGGTAGGAGACCCACCGCGACGGAAAGCCAAATGAAGATGAGCGCCGTATCCTGTTTCAGACCCTAGACCTGAAGCACCAGATAGACCAATAACTTGACCGCTCTTTACTTCTTGTCCAGTTTGTACGTCAATTCTTGATAGGTGAAGATAGTCCGCGTTATGTCCACCGGGTAGGCTTTGGAATATCATTCTGCCGCCTGAGCCTCTATAGGTCTCTACCGTTCCGGTAATTATTCCGTCATTTATAGCTTTTACTGGTGTTCCCATGGCTACGCCGTAGTCTGTCCCGGGGTTTCTAGAAGGGTAAATTTTTCTGTTTAGGTGACCTTCAAAACTGTCGGTAATGTTTCCTTGTACCGGTCTAATCCAATTAGTCATTATCTTATAATCCTTTGATTGACGGTTACTACCCCGCGGCTTACAACTGCTACGTCTTCAGTGTCGTCGTTATATACCTCTAAAGCATAAACATAATTAGAGTCTATAAGTAATCTTGTTTGAACTGGTGTTAAGCTCATGGTTATAACAAACGTCTCAGGGTCTATAATCGGTACAAACGAAAACACTAAAGGTGTAAACGTAGAGGTGCGAACTTGACCCCGCGCTAGATAATCCGTAAGGTCTACAACAGCGCCGTCTACCTTATAAATAAATTCCCTTGTAAAACTGCCGCCAGCGTCTACGGTGAAATTGTCTTGATAACTCATTTATTTACCTATCGTTGTTATTAGTAATCCAATAATTGCTAAAGTTGCACCGGTAAGCCCTGCATAAGCTATACGCTCTATCCAAGCAAGCCGGGCTAAAGTTAGTTCAACTTCTCTTATACGTTCCGGCACGTCGTCTAAATGGTCTAGCTTCTGTAATACCTTAACTAGAATTTCCCCATGCTCTAACTGCTTTTTATAAATGTCAGCTTGAGTAATGCGGACGGTGTTTGTTTCCTCCGCCATTTTTAAAGAGCTGCTATTTCTTCTTCTGTTAGACCTAATTTAGCTAGCTTAGCAAGTGCAGATAAACGGGCAGCGGCTTTAGCTTCTTCATCAGCTTTTGACTTGGCTATGTCTTTTTGAAACTCTAAAAAGCTTTCGTGCTCTTCTTCAGTCATTTCTCTAACTACGCCGTCAATTTGAATGTTTGGTTTAGTCATTATGCTTTCCTGTATCCGTAGACGGAGATTGTTCCGCCTGTAAGTGTTCCGCTTCCTGCAAGAATAGTAAAGCCGGTATAGCTTGAAGTGTTGTTTAAAAATCCAGCAATTTGTCTGAATGGCCCGTTAGTGGTATCACCGAAGATTGAAGTTGAAGTCATGGTTGTTCTTGCAGCTTGGAATGGAGCCATTATTTCAAGAGTTGCAGAAGGCTGATTAGTTCCGGTTGTGTATCTTCCAATTTCCATGCTTGCTTGGTTTGATTGACCAGTAAAAGAGCCAGTTCCAGCAGCAACTACCCTAACCGTTCCGCTGTAGTATCCAGTAACAGCCCCGGTCATTTGAATAGATAGGTCTCCAGTTGTCGAAGCTGTTCCGCCCTGAATTATAATTTTGTAGTTGTCGTAAGTCGTGCTAAACGCGCTTGCAACCGGAATACTTGATACAGCTGTTCCAATAGTTTCAACTTTTATAAGTTCTAATCCCGGTGCGCCTAATGTAACCCAGGCTCCAAGTTCGTTGTAGTATTCGTATTTGTTTGTGTCCTGCAACCAAGTAAGCATACCCTCAGTAGGGCTAGGAATTGCAGCGGCTCTAGTGGCTGAGCTTGAAAAAACGATTACCGCCTGATTCATTAAATTTTCGTTAATTTCTGAGGCAGCCAAAACGCTACCGTTTGTAAAAACTTGATAAGCCATTTATGCTTCTTTCCATAATTCTAAAGTTGTAAACCAATTATCTACGTCTATGTTATGAGTCACTCTAATTATAGTGTAATATCCGACAATACTAAGATTAGCACTAGTATAGCTTATTCCCACCGTTGTACCCGGTGTAAATACAGCCGCGTTTGTAAGAGTTCCTAACCTGTCTATAGAAGGTGTAACTACTTGACTAACTAGGTTTTGAGGGTTATTTGAAAATACTTCAGCGCTCCACCTTGCTAACTCCGTAGCGTCTGTAGTGTTTATTTCTACGTCTATTGCAGACTCTCCGTAAAGGTCTATAGAGTCTTGGTCTTTTAAGGTTACTGAAGTTAGGGGGTCAGAAGTTAGGCTAACTGTTAAAGAATTATATACAGCGTCTTGGTCTGAGAATACTGCTATTTCAGATAAGCATAAATGGTAAGGGTCAATTGCTGGGCTAACCGGGTGATTATTACCAATAGTAAAAGTAGTAGGAGTTCCGGTTTGTGTAGCAGGTCTTGGAATAACTGTAATTTCTTGGGTGTCTTGATTCAACCAAATAATTCCAAGTCCCACAAGTAAAGCCTCATTTAAAATATTATTAGCTAAAACGTCTGTCTCATCTACGCTTGGAATTAAACCGTCTAAAGAAACGGAGTCAGGCGAAAGACCTAAGCCGCTTTGGATAGCTAACAGCTCTATAATTTCGTCTACGGTTGCAGAAGCTCCAAAACCTGTAGTATCCCAAGTAGGAAATCTAGAATTAACTAAAGCTTTGTAAGAGTCGTAAGCTGTAATGTTTATTAGGTTTAAACCGGTTGCGTAATAGGTAACGTCTATTGTGTCAATAAACCCTTGAAATAAAACCCTGTCTATTTCTTCGCTATCAAGCCTTACCCTAATTTTAGTAGAAGCTCTAATGTTTTTATTTACGGTAGGGTCTAGTTCAAAACTTTGTAGTCTTAGGTTTACGCTGCCCGGCTCAGGCTGAAAATAAATTGAGTCTGTAACACTACCGCCAATAGATATATCAGCTCTAGAGGTAGAGCAGGAAACCTCCTGCCACTTTAGCCCGGAGCTAGGAGCTAGTACGTCGTCCCCTCCAAGTAAAGATAGCCCTAATACAAACTCACCAAAACCGCCTAGTACGTCAGTTCCGCCAAGTTCGCTGATACCTAAAATAAAACTTGAGCCGTCTATATCAGGTACTAAAAACTCAACCTTTAAATTTTGGTCTATTTGGAAATTAGGTATCATTAGGGGAGTACGTTCGTTCCGGTTACTCTATTAGCTTTTCTAATTGCGTCTGCAATTTCTTGAGCTGTTACGTTGCCTTTGTTTACGTTTATTGTTACGTTTTGGCTAGGGGGCTGAAAAGCGTTGCCAAATAGTCGCCCGCCTTGTTGGAAACTTTCGCCTGCATAAATTCTAGACTGTTGCTCTAACGCTTGACCTTGTAAAAATCCACCGGCAGCCGCGCCAGTACCGGCAGCGGCTAACACGCTACCGCCGGCAAACCCGGCAACTCCTATAGCTGTAGCAATACCCGCGGCAGCTTTGTAAGTGTTTAGCGCGGTAGTGGCTAATTGCCATGCGGTTGTCACCCCTCCAATAGCAACTACCATGGGAACTAACCAGTCTTTGTTATCGTCTACCCATTGAACAGCATAAATAAGTTGCTCAATAATTGCTACTATGCCGTCTACAATTTCTTGTAATTTAGCTTGACCTTCTGGGGTAGTAAGCCATTCTGAAAAGTCATTTAGTAGTGGCAATAAAGCCATTCCTATTTGCTCCTGCATTTCTCCAAATATAATATTCATTCTTTGGTAAGGGTCAGTATCCGCCGCGGCTTCTGCAGCGCCTTTAAAGGTTGCTTCTAACTGAGCTAGTGGGTCTTCAGCGCCCTTAAGAGAAGGAATAAGTTTTAATAAAGCTGTATCTGAGCCGGCTAAAGATTTTGCCATGGCTTGAGAAACTGAGTCTAGGTCTTTACCGGTTGCGGCTGAAGCGTCAAGGGCTACCTGCAGTAACTTGCTTGACTTTGTAACGTCGCCAGTAGCAATAAATAGTTTTTGGTAGGCAGGTCTTAGCACGTCGTCCGCTACCGCGTTTTGCAATTGCATAACACGTATAGACTCTTCTGCTTCTGCTACTTGTGCCTTAGTTGCTTTGCCGGTGTTTGTCATGGCTATTGAGAGTATTTCCATACTCTTAACGTCTTCAATAGCCGCTTTAGAAGCTTCTTCAAATTGCTGTTTAATAAAGCCTAAAGAGAAGCCCACACCAATAGCGCCTAGAGCTTTAATCATTCCGCCAGATATAGCTTGTGTAGTTTTGTTTAAACCTTCAAGCTGACCTTTAGCACCCTGAGTAGCCGCGGTAAGCTTTTTAAACTCTCCAAGAATTTCTACGTTTAGTAGTAAGCTACCTGCCATGTTTCTAATCCTTCGTTAAAATCTTTATAAAAGCCTTGTACTCATTTAGAGTAAGAGCTTTATATTCCGTCGGACTCATTCCAGTAGCCCGGCAAAATTCTGCCATTCGTTTAGCAGAAAGCTCTTTTATTCTTTTTTTTCTTCATCACCCTTAAGCATACCCAAAGCGTCTTTTAGAGTTAGCTTCTTTGCGTCCTCAATTTTGTAGTTAGGGTTATTTCTTTTCATTACTACCCAAACAAAAGAGGCTAGGGCTTTACCCTTAGGTTTACCGTTACTAAATGCTTCGTCAATACTTAAGTTAGTTAGGTTTTCTATTAGCTCTACTTCTTCTAGAGTTAGACTTTCAAAATCAAAACTATTAGACATTCTGTATTCCTTTTCTGTTATTTAGGTAAGTTTTTATAATACTTGTTGAACAGCTTGTTTATGTTTATAAAATATGTTTTGTAAACTTCTTTTCTAGTTATACCTAAAGCCTTGCTAAAAAAAGGATTAGGCAGAATATTCTTTTTTATAAAATTATTCTTATCATAATACCAACCAAAATGTATAGGGTTAGCGTATGGAACGGTTGTATTGTTACCGGCACTAATTAAAACTTTTCTAGCTTGTTTCCTAGACTTGATAGTAGCCCGTAGTCTACCTGAGCGTACCGGAACTAAGGAGCGCGACATATTAGCTACAATTTCGCCGGCTTCTTGAGCCGCGGCGGAAACTTCAGCCGTTGGAGTGCCTACAGCTTTTAAAGCTGCTAAAGCGTTCCTAAGTCCCTCTACCTTAATTCCGGTATCAGCCATGACTAAGCTACTTGTACAGTTACACCGTAATATTCATTAGCGGCAGGGTCGTGAGGAGTGTTAACTACTCTAAGAGTTACGCTAAATGTTGCGGTCTCATTACTAGTAAGAGCCATAGGAGGTAGTTCGTTAAAGACTACAACTCCTTCATAGTGAGGAGCTTCAGCGGTTGCCGTCGCGTTACCCTGAGGCTGAATACTAAAGGCTACCTCAGTACCGAAGTTATCCCATAGTAAACGGTATAGGCTTGTAGACTCACCGGACGTAATACCGTCAAGCTGTAGCGCCCACTCTCCGCCTACACGCTGTTCACAAAAAGTCTGTACGTCTCCCGGCGCGTCACCTAGAGATAGGTCTACCATGTTTGCGTCACACGCGTAGTCTGTAGCCCCAATTTTAAAATGAATGTTTTGAGCTTTGATTCTTGTTGAAGCAGCCATGAGCTTACTTCCTTTCTAAAGTGTTATGTTTAATTTGCAATTTATTGTTGCGGATAAATACTCCGCGTTATTGGCTTGTAGGTTGTAAGGCTGATTTACTGCCGTAATGCGCGCATAGGTTATTGGCTCTATTGCGTTTAACACGTCTTCTATTAGTTGGTCTAAGTTTTCAGTAGCCGTCTTATTGGTAGCGGTTGAAGAAACTAAAACTAGTTCTAGCCCTAAATTCCATTCACCAAACTCAGCGGTTTCTAAATAAGGGCTAGCAGAATTGACAATAACAATAGGGGGCGTAATACGTTCCGGTACATACTCCAAAACATTTAGCCCCGCGTCCACTAACTCTAGTTTAAATTCTACTTTAGTAGCGTTTATTTCGCTCATACCGCATAACCGACATATCTTTGAAGCAACGGATAAACCGCGTTCATAGGGTCTTTAGCTACACGAATAGGAGCGCCGTCAAATGCTGCAAATTGAGCAACACCATTAGGAGCGCTACGACGGTGAAAGAGTTCCGAGCTTGCAATTAGTACAGACTGGTCAAAGAGAGAAACCGGAACGGTCTCTACCTCTCCAATGTATGTATTAACTAAAGCAGTCCCGGCGGTCAGGCACTCCTGAGGAAATACCGTCTCATCAGTTCCAACATAAGCTTGAAACTCTTCCAACGTCACAGACATTTATATACCTATTAAACTACGTCTAGTACTACTAGTGCGTCCGCAAAAGGTAGGGTGATTGCCATATATCCATATACAGAAATAGAGTCTGTAAGTGTAGTAATGTCATCAGCCGAAAGTCTAACAGGTGCGCCGGCTGACTCTAGAGTCTGAAGCGCCGCGCTGTTAGCCACAAAGCAACGGTTAGTAGCAATTTGAGGGTCTACGATAATTGGTAAACCAAATATCTGACCGGATAGACCCGGAATGTTAGCCGTTCCAATGTTGTTTACTCCAGCGCCGTTTACTAGCACTACTGGACGACCGTCTTCACCGGCTACTTGTAGAAGGAACTTGTAAGCTCCGGTTCCACACATGATAGCTTCTGGACGTAGTCCGGTCTCCTTGAAAATGTAAGAAGACGCGTCTGCTAGTCCACCAATAAGAGCCTCAGAAGTTCCAGCTGAAACGTCCCAGCGCTTGCCGGTGTAGTCCTGAGCTTCGACTAGGTCTACTACTGCCTTATTAGTTGTGTTTGCGTAAGCAATTGACAAAGCCCTTAGAGCGGTGTCTAGGTAGTTTACAGAAGAGCGCTCAATAGTCTGCTTAGACATAGAGGTATATCCACCGTAAGTAATTACGTTAGCTGAAACGCTGTCAATAGTTAAGTTACCGAATGTTAACTCTTCGTTTTCTGGGTTCTGTACGCCTACCGCAATTGTGTTAGCGGAAACCTGAGCATACTCTACGGTCAAGCCCGCGGCTGGTAGTGCAGCGCGAGAAAAAGCGGATAGAGTTGGTCGGTTGGTGTCAATTAGGTTGTTAATAAAACCTAGGAAACCCGGTAGGGCTACGGTGTCCGCTGAGGTAGAAGCGGCGCGGGCTAGTGCCTTAGCGTCTTCGTCTCCTGCTAGTAGACCCTTAGCGTATTCGCCTTGTGAGCGGAATTTATGTGTTGCTGGTGTTGCAAGTTCGACGGTCTGCCCGGCTTCAATAACGCGGCGCAATTCTGCAACCTCATCTTGAACGGAGCGTACGTCTAGTTCAATGTTCTCAGACATATTACTATCCATTTCTTTAGGGGTGTCTTCAGCGGGGCTTACCTCTTCAGGCTCTACCTCACTTCTTACTTGGGTTATTTTTGCGTTACTAAAAGCGGGAAACGGTACTACTGATACTTCTAGTAGAGTTACCTCTTCCCGTACTATCACTTGACCTTCTTTACGGTCTTTAACCGGATAGAAGCCAACTGAAAAACGGTTTAATACGTCGTCACGTAATAGGGTGTAAATTTCATTACCTCTAGGAGTGTCGCTAATTGTAGCTACAATTTCAAAGCCCGCGTCTGTATCGCGCCCTTCTGTAACTTTACCAATTGGCTCTTCGTGACCGTAGAATAATTTAACGTCTTCTATAGTCTTAATTGCTCCGGCTTCAAAACGCTCTTTTAGGTTTCCTGTTAGGTCAATTTCCTGACCGTACGGAACAGCTAAACCTACAATAGTACGCTCTTCATTTTCAACTAGTCTTACTTGAAATTCTCTAGTTATCATTTCTTTAGACATCTAAGCCCTCCTTAGTTCTAACTTCTTCAGCGGTAAGTATTCCCGCGTCTATTGCAATTTTGTAGTAGTTATATCTAGCGGCTACGTCCGCTTTAAATAGGTGTTCAAAATCAAATTGGACTCTAGTCCCACGCGGTAGGCAGTTGCTTAGAGCGTCTGTAATTGCGTCCGAATATGCCATAAGAGTATGGCGAAAAAATACAAATTGCTCATCTTGCAAATTACTGTAAGTGTCGCTAGAGCCGGGTACTGAGGTAAGAAGAAGCCTAGGAGGAATACCAAAAAGCCGGGCTATAGTCTGTACTTGTTGGTCTTGTATTTCTGTAAATAAAGCGTCTCTAGGTGAAAGCGCAATTTGCTGATAATCAAAGCCATTACCTAATACAGCAACTTGTCTATTCTGTTGCTTGTTATGCCAGTTAGCAGTAACCTCTTCAGCTTCAGCGGCATTTATCATACTGTTAGTTTTTAGTACACCAGTTGGAACACCGGCGCTAGTAAACCAATTGCCGGCATAGTCTCTTAAGTCAATTGCAGCGGATAAGTCTTTTCTGCAAGACTCAATGGGGCTAACGCCTTTTAGAAGTCCGGCGCGGCTAAAGATTCTTAGGTGTTCAATTTCTCGCTTAGTGTAGCGAATACCCATATAGTCGTAAACAATTACGGAGTAGTCTATTGTGCCGTCAGTCATTTTAGGATAAGAAGGCATAACAGAAGCAGCCGGGAGAATAGTTAGATTATTTACTTGACCATTAGACCCGTACCCCTTAAGCCAATAAGCGTTACCCTCTAGAGCTAGGTCTACTACGGTCTGAAATAAAAAGTCTCTTCTGTTTTGGTCTAATGAAGGGTTTTCTACTAGTACCGGGTTTTCTATTTTTAGCTCTAGCCCGGTTGCATAGCGGTAAGTGTTAATAGACATTTTGCTAATAGGAGTAGCAATAATTTGTATAGCTCTATAAACCGCTGTTAAGGTGAGCGCTGAATTAGGCGTGACCGTCGCGGCTAGCCTTGTAGGTATTGTAGGCTGGGCAGCTCTAACTTCTTTGCGCCCTAATAGCCTATCTAGGAAAGTTGCCATATAGCAACAATGGTATCATACCCTACCGTCAAAATACCCCTACTGTTACGTGTTGCGCACGTGAAGAAACATACAGCGCCATAACCGTAGCCATTACCGAGTCTATGTCTCCTAGAGATTCTTTCCGACTAATAAGCCAAGTCTCCCCGGAGTATTTCGCAACCCCGTTAGGCATTTGAGCTATCAGAAGAGCGTCGCCGTTGTGCCTAACGGAGTTACTAGTAAACATAGCAAATACAACCGAGCACGCCGCTGAAACTTCTTTAGTCCATAATTGCCATACTGGTAAGCCTGAAACTTTTAGTCTTTTAGCTAAACTTGGTAATTGCCTATCATCTAGCGCTATCGCCCGCGGGGAGTATTTACTATACAAAGATGTTAGCTCATTAAATAGTTGTTGCTCAGTAGGAGCTACTAAAGACATTACCAATTCTGTTTCTTGGATTCCGTCATTCTCATTAGCATAGGCAATAGTTGCATGACCCCAGTTTTTAGTAATGTCTACAGCGAATACGCCACGCTGTAGGTTTACTACACCGCGCCCGGTTGCAGCTCTAAACACGTCGCCCGGTAGCCATGAGTCCGTACTACCCGCTATAAATTGGTTTAGCCTGTAGCGCCTAGCTTCGTGTTCCGGAATAGTCTTCAAGTCAGATATAACTTGAGCTAGCGGAATTCTACCGGCAGCTACCGACGGGTTAGCAGCCATAATAGCTTTAGGGTCATCTATTGCCGCGTTATCTGGGGCAGTCCATAAGAAGAAGCCAAACCGCTCTAGGTCAGCCGCTCCATTAGCAGCCGCCTTACCGGACTTGTAAAGGTTTATTAGGGTAGTTGAATTTTGGTCTCCCGCCGTAGTAATGCCTACTACTAGCCCGTCTTTACGCTGAGACGTTCCTAATACCGCGGCGCTCCACATACCTTCTTTAAAAAGGTGTAGCTCATCTGCCAAAACTAAAGAGACCGGTATACCCTGTAGAGCCGCTTCTTTAGCAGCCTTTACGTCATACCTAGCAGACCCGTCCGCAGTTACTATACCGCGGGTTTCCGTAGCTCTCTTAAACCTTTTCTTTAAAAAGGCATTATTGTTAATGACCCATAAGACCCGGTTATAAACAATGTTCGCTTGGTCTGTACTTGAGGCTAGAGACAATACCTGAGCGCCCTGTTCGTGCATTAGGAGACCGTAAACGCCCAGAAGAGACCCCACTAAGCTTTTCCCGTTTTGTCTCCCCAAACTACAAACTATTTGCCTATAGCGTAGGCGTCCGGGGTAAGTAGGGTGAGTGTCCGGGTAGCGCTCAAGCATAGCCCGTAGAAGCCACTTCTGCCACTCATCTAGCTGTAGCCCGTCTGGGTTTTCTGGGCTACTCCATGCCAGCTTCGCAAACTCTATTAGCTTGTCCCCGTCAGTAACAAAGTCTTCGCTGAGCGGCTTGGTGTAGATAGTGGGCAGTTGCAGCATTAGCGCGTGAGTAACTTCTCTAGCGGGTCAATCTCTACGTTAGACGCGCCTAGCGAGCGTTGAAGCTCTAGTACGGTCTTGCGGAGTTCCGCGGCTGTAGACGTATTGGAATTGTCGTCAAAGGAATTAGCTAAACGTAAGCATAAACCTGCAAGTACTTTTTGCTCAAGGTTCAATTGCAGCGTATCTAGCCACTTCGTTATTGCTTCAGTAATCATTTGTTTCTAACCTCCGGATAATTTGAGCTAATTGTAAAAATGCAAGGAGAAGCGTGGGGTGAAACGGTGCGCCCAGAAAAAACCGGGCGACCTATTTTTACAGATTAAATAGTTTTTTTATCTTATCTTTGTTATGACTTCGCCAGTGCATACGGAATATAAATATCCTATGACGTACCCCTAAGTACCGGCGTCTACTTGCA